AAGTAAATGCAAACTTAGATTTTCCAGCAATTCTCCCGATTGCTAACACATATTACTATGCGTAAGTGCCTACTGTGTTTACTTTTTTGGTAAACAGATTCTTTATGGCTTTAAAGAATCTATTTAAGCACTGAGCTAATTGGTTTTGCAGAGCATTTGTATTTTGCATATTAGCTACGGTATCAGCGTTGATAGCCTGCTGAATGCCATATCCAGTCTGCATGATGTTTGTGTTGATTCCATTGAATCCGGTTAACATGCTATTGTTAACTGCGTAAAATCCATCACAAATACCATTGTTGATTCCGTCTAACTTTCCAACAATCGCTTGGTGATCAAAACCACGCTGAATTGCGCTGTCTGTGTAGGCTGCCGCGGTAGAACCCATGCCGCCACCGTTGTTGCCCCAGCCGCCGAAGCCGTTACCCCAGCCGAAAATGGCAAAAATCAAAATGATCCAGATCCATCCCCAACCGTCGTTGCCCCAGCCACCGCTGTTGTTACCGTTACCATCAATGCTAGCCACTAATGGTACACTACAGTTTCCTGAGTTAAACATACTATTTACCTCCGTAATATTTTTTATATACATAATCTTGCGCAAGAATTAGTATCATGTTTTTATTGCATTCCAAATTGATTTTTTATCTGGCGAACTGCATCATCAACATTTATCCCTTTCTCTTTGCAAAGGTTGCGAGCTAATTGTTCTACACCCTTTGTATCACCTTTATTTGCCATATCCATAGCATTTTTTAAAATAGGATTACTCATAGCTTGGCTGTTTCCAGCCATCTGCTGCAAAAACTGCTGCGGATTCCTCATGGCTTGAAATAGCTGAAATGGATTATTCATTCTCATTTGCCTCCTTCTTTAAGCCTCCGGACCTTTTAGGCGCTATTTTAGGCATCAGTTCATCAAACTTCTTTTCAAGGCTATCAAATCTTGCCATAAATGCCTCTGTAGCCTCGTCAGATAGCCCCATTTTCATTTTGGACATGTCGGCTGAACTATTCGCCGCATTTGGCTGTGAAGCTGTGTACGGCTTATATACAATCGTTCTAATGGTTCCATCTGCATTCCACGATTTTGTATAGATCTCTGACATGTCTTGCTTTGGGAATACTGCAATTGAACCGTCCATAGGTACATCGTTCGCAGTAATTTGTTCGACAGCTTGCACAACCTTTCCGTTCAGTCCAACCTGCTGCTGTGGCTGAATGCTTTGCTGTTGATTAAAAAGCGGTTGGTTTTGCTGCAGATCATAACGCGGCTGCTGATATTGATACGGGTAATAACTATTATATTGGCCATACATTGTCTGCTGGTTGTACGGTTGATACATCTGATTTGGCATCGGCATCGTCGATTATCACTCCTTCCTCGTCAAGGACCTCTCCAATAGCTTGAATCATTGCTGATTGATACTGCATTGGAATCATACATACATCTGGTCTTTCAAATATTTTTGTCAAAAATGATTCAGGAAACATCATTCACACCTTCCTTCCTCTTATTCTGATTGTATTGTGCCATAAAAATAAGATGTAAAAACGACAGGGATACGACATATTAACGACAAAAAGAGCTGCCAGATAAACTGACAACTCTTTCAAAGAATATTTTACTGTAAATAAATGTCAAATATTGTTAAATAAAGTTAAATACTGTAAATAAATGTAAAATACACTATTACAGCATCTGCAATTCCTCTCCGGTGTCCTTTGATGTGAGTTTGATAGAGACGTCATATCCTAACGCTTCTGATATTTGACGTATATCGCTTTCTCTAAAGTTATTTAGCCTAAGTTTTTTGGACACGTTAGATTGAGAACACCCTAACAGTTTTGCAAGCTGAACTCCGTCCATCTCTTTTTTAAACATTATCGTTTTTACAATGTTTGAAAATGTGTTTTTGCTTTCCATTTACTCACCTTCCTCCTTCGGTTTAAGATCTGCCTTGTAAGAGCTTAAATGCTCTTCTATAGTTTTAAGACTATTGGATTCCTCTGGAATCAATCGGTTGAGATAATATAAAAAAGTATTATAAGCCTTTGCTGTGCAATAATACTTTTCCTTGCCATTCACCGTAACTATTCGACCTCTAAATGATGTCGGGGATGCATTATCAATTAAAGATTTAGAAAAGTTCAGCGCAGACTGCTTGACCATTCTTAGAAAATATTCAAATGCGGTGGCGCTTGATGAAAGAAATCTGGACCAAATCAAATCTAGGTTACTAGAAAACTCATATTTTTTAAGTTCAGTCGGATTCTGCTTGCCACTAGCCATCTGAATGTTGTAGGATAATACACCAATTTCATTTGTGATATAACGGCACAGTTCAATGCCAACAGATATGTAATCTGCAAAGTTAGGATCGAGATTTGCTGTAAATCTTTTTGAACATTCATCAACAAACCTCATTAACTTGGAATCATACACCATTCCACAGGTCTGAAAGCCTGCATTGCCAATTCCAATTAAGCGCAACCATGTAGCAGTATCTTGATTGTTGCAAAGTATCTTGTCGAGTAGTTGCCACAATGGAACATCGTTAAATAAGCGAAGTGGTTTAGCACTGTTACTGTTTAAAATGTAAAGTGCCATGGTTTCAGCTACAACACGTTCTTTATCAAAACATTCTCCACCTAATGCGTTAAATCCGGTTACAATCCCGTTTTCATGCTTGAGAAATATCCTGCGCGATTGGTGCGTGAATAATTCCGCTGGGGTAGAAGGTGGATCAATCTTTTTGCGCTCATCGGATCGTGGCGAGCATTCCCATATTGGGCAAGGCTTAGGCCACAATTCCCCATTACCATTCTGCAAAGGAACTAGGTTCATCATAAGTGTTTCAAAAAGATTTCGCCCAATTACATAAACAATAGTATTTTGCCCCAACCATCCAATACTGATTGACGGCAAACCTGCTTTACTCGGCTTTACAGAAACATCATCATACCCGTTGATAAAAAGAAGCCATCTAGCCGCTTCTGCATATGTTAGTTGCATTTTTGCTTCTCCGCTTCTTGTTGCAAAAATTCGTACCTTGTTGTTACTTTCAGAAATTTCTCCGTTTAACTTTGCAGCACCAAAAGCAGTTCCTTTTTTAGCTTCGTTTGCCTGATAGAATGGAGCATCAGGATGAAAAAGCCAGAAACGTTCTCTGTATTCTTCTAAATATTTAAAAAATGCTTCTGGAAAATGGCCGAGACTCCAATAGCTTTTCCAACGGCTGATTGCTTCATCCCTATTCAAAAGCGGAATCTCATCACCGTTTGAGTCAAATCTTGCAAATCCAGAATGAACAATTGCAAGAAGTAGCCGTATCATTGCGACATTTTGAGTATCTGTTTCACCTGCCAAATCCATGTATTCATGGCTGCGGGTGAAAACTTCTTTAAGTGAAACTTCTTTAATAGTATAATTTGGAAGCAATACACGCACCCAGTTTTCATCAAGCAAATTAAATTCTTTCTTCATATATATCCTTCTTTCTACAGTTCTTTACTTTATTTAACAGTTCTTTACATTATTAAACATTTTTTAAATGTCAAATAATGTAAAGAATTATAGATCATGTGTCCGCATGTATTCCTCAATGGCAAAGCAAGCAAATCCTGCTAGGGTGCGGCCTGACTTACGAGCGGCTTCTGAAAAGGCTGCCTTTTGTGATTCAGTGCATGATACACTGAATTGGATCTTGCGCTCAGCTGCAGGGACTTCTCTGCGCCCTACATACCCACCATTTGGACCAATCTTCGGAGTTGGATTATATCCAGGCGTATACACTCTGTTTGGGTCAACTGGAGCAGGGACAAATACGGACTTTTTTTCTGCCGGCTGGATGCTTGGAATTTCAGTTTCGCTAGTATCTGCAAAATCAATGCCGGCTGTCACATCAAAAGAAGTAGTAGTGGCGTTATCTTTCTTTCTCATCTCAAATTACTCCTTAATTAGTTCTTCTGCGAACTGCACATAGTCAATGGCAGCGTTACACTTCGGTTCAAAATTCATGAGTGTTGTTCTGGTTGCCTGTGCCTTTTGTACAGCAATGCTTTCACGAATAGTTGTGCAAAAGACCTTTGTGTTGAGCTGCTTGGCGATCTCTTCCAGAGAAGCTTTAACTTCCTGGGCGAGGAGCTGACGGCTCTTATATTTCACCAACAAGAGTCCTGCGACCTCTAGGTTAGGATTATTTCTTTTCTTTACACCTGTGATAGTTCTATTCAGTTCTGACAGACCTTGAATGGCATAACGGTCTGCAGTGACAGGAATGATGACCTTGTCAGAAGCAATTAAGCAGTTTTTAAGTAATTTGTTGTCAGCCGGAGCTGTATCGATAATAACGTAGTCATAGCCAGTTAATTCAGAAAGAGCGTCTTTTAGTCTAAAATACTCATTCCCATCACTTGGGAATCTTTGATCTGCTGTTTTCAGCTCTGGATCGGACGCAACTATGTCGCCTATTTCTGTTTTTTGAATAGCTTCCGCGATTGGAAGCGGATCTTCAATGTCTAAAATAACATCGTAGAGAGTCGCCGTATCTTTGGACACTGCTCTATAAGTATCAGAGCTGTTGCCCTGCGGATCAGCGTCAACCAGTAAGACCTTCTTGCCTTGCGACATTAAAATTGACGCAAGTGTAGTGGCTGTTGTGGTTTTTGCAATGCCGCCCTTTTGATTTGCAATGCATATTACTTTCATGGTGAAACCTCCTTTGTGATTACATTATTTTACAATTCTTAACCTAATTTAACATTTCTTTACAGTAAAATAATGTTTTTTTCTTTCTCAGTTATAGGATACATTATTAGAACTAAAAAGTCAATAGTTAGAACTAAAAAGTTATAGAAAATATCTTTAAGGTTATACGTGTGACATTTCTTTACAGTAAAATAATGTTAAAAAATGTTGTAAAAATCCCCTAGCATTATAAATACCAGGGGACTATTTATAGTTGGTTTATTTTTAATTTTATGTCAGCAATCCTGCGGTCAACCGTCCTAGTCGACACAGATAACCGGGTTGCTATTTCGCTGATAGATTTGCCTTTAGACAACATGTCGAATGCTATCTCTTCATCCTCCGTGAAATTACTTCTAAGTTTGTAATCATCAAGCTTAGACTGGGTAAGTTTGTGTAATTTCACGGATCACATCACGATTCCTTAATTGTTAGTTCCTTAGAATCAGTTCTTTTTAGAACAATAAGCTGCCTGTCTACATCTGGTATTTTCCAGCCATCAACAGACTCTGAGTCATCTACGATGATAGGAAGGGTAGTAGCGTATTTTTTTTGAAATGCTTTGCAGACATCCATTTCGATTAAGATTTTTCCACCGTGATTAAGGTTTCTGGCGTATGGTTCACCGTTTACACAGAAATCACACGTTTCTTCCAGATCACCATTCACAAGCTGTTTGAAAAATTTCACCTGGCAGTACTCTAAATACTCGTTTACCTTGCTTTCTAAAAGCTCATGCTTGCGGATATTGAAGCGCTTCAACAAGTCGAGTTGTGCCTGCGTATCTGCAATTAGCTGCTCATTCTTTCTGCGCTCGATGTTAAGTTCTGCAACCCTTGCGTCAATCTTGACATTGATTTCGGTTTTTGCAAGCTCTGCTTTTAAGCCTGATAACTGATGCTGAAGATTATTTTCTTCTGCCTTGAGCTGTGCAAACGTTGCATTTGCAGTATTTGCTTTTAACTGGCTTTCAAGCTTTACGATTTCTGCAGATCTGGTTTTTGCTGTCTCGTCTGGCTCTGCTGGAGGTACAGTGGATATAACTTTTTTCTGAGCAACTAAATCATCGACAACTCTTGACTTTTTATTGGATTCTTCACGAAGGGTAGAAAGCTCTGCATCTGCAGCATTGAACTTTTCGCGTAAAGCATCAATAACTTCTTTACATTTCATTCCATCGTCTGTGATTTCCTGCAACTTTTCTTCCTTTGATTCTTCAAAATGCTTTCGCATTTCATCCTGCTGATCAGATGGGTATTCACGCTTGCAATACGGGCAAATCAGCAAATTTTCATCAAACTGCATATCTTTATTGCTTTTCCAGTCACTTGAAAGCTTCAAACGCTTAGTTTCAAGATCTCGAATTTTAGAGTCAATCTGGTACAATTCATGTTCCTTGGCGTTTAAATTGTTATTTGATAGGAAAAGTTCTTCCTTTGCTGCCATAATCTGAGCATCTAAATCGGCAATTCTTTTCCTGTTTTCAGCATTAGCGTCATCAGCGGCCTTTAATTGCTCCTGCTTCAACTTATAAATTTGTGCCTGAATTGCACGCTGCTCATCAAATGCCTTTTGCACATCGGCTTGTTTACTCTGGTTATCTTTGATTTTGCTTTCGATATCTGCAATTTGACTGTTTATCAAGCCTTCATCAATGACAATTTTCTGCTTTTCCACCTCATCAATGCGGCTTGGAAACTCTTTGCGAATATCAAGCAGTCCTTTAGTGCCATTTCTTCCACGTCTGCCATTCAGCATAGTGTTGAATTTTGATTTTAATTCGTCGACACTGCCATCATCCAGCAGTGGAAGAAGAGGGGAGAACTCCGGAAAGCGTTCACAAACCTCTGCATTGGAACACGTTCCAAAGGTGGATTCCAAGATTGATCTGCAGTCGGCGGCACTTTTTGACAAGAGCGTTTTAGCGTTGATCAAGTTTGAAAGTGCACTCACAGGAACCAATTCTTCTGCAATAAAATCTTCATAGTCACACTTCTTTTTCGGAATATCATTGATATAATAGTCAATAACATTGCCTGTGAAGTCACCCTTTTTGTTGTAGTCCTGACGAGAAACCTTCTTAAATGTCTTGTTGGAACCGTTAAGATCTACGGTCATTTCGGCCGTGACCTCGATATCGTTAATCTCGTTACCTGATTTATCGTGTGGCCTGATTCCAGTAATTTCTTCGCCGTTCTCACCCCTGCAATTCAGTACCCAAAAAATAGCTCTCTTAACTGTGCTTTTTCCAGATTCATTACATCCAGATACCTCTGTCTTATTGTATAGATCTGTGTCTACAGCTTTTCCATTGTAAAAGCTGCAAAAATTATCTAACTTCAAATGCTTAATTCTCATCGTTTTCCCCTCTTTCCTTCGTCATCGGTTTCATTTGCGCTTGATGCAGCACACAAAGCAACTGCAAGCACACCAGTAATTCCGCCGAATAATAGTCCTGCTATTAAACCAATTAAAAAATCCATACTATTCATCCTTTCCGCTTACAGAATCTATCTCGAATGAGAATCCGGTTCTGTCTTCAAGCTCTTTCATAAAACGTTCAATGTCTCCGTTGTATTCCTTTGAGAATTTTTCGACATAGTCCATTGTCTTCTGGATTCGTTTTGCAATTGCCTCAGCCTTCCAATTAGGACAAGTATCTGCCAAAGCAAGTCCAAATGATGTTAATATGATGCTGTATATGTTGTCCACAGCGTCTTTATTTGCCTTTTGGTAGTATTTGTCATAAAGCTTGCGATCAACGTCTCGTGCAATATTTTCTTTTAACAAAGCAATTCTTATGCTTTCTTCCGCACCTGTGATTCGCTGTTCTACGACTTTGTTTCCTTTTTTTGCTTCTCTTTCAGCCCGTCTCCTTTGTGCTCGTGTCATAAAGCCTCCTTCTAGGTAGTAGACTATTTTAATGTATTAAAGCTTATTATAATTTAAAATAGTCTATAAAACTGTGCTTTGCTTATATATTTAGTTCTGGCAAATACTCTGGTTGCTCGGATGCGATTGAAACCTTTCCCTGCAACTTCTGACGTTCTTTTTGCTTCGCAATCTCTGCGGAGTATGACCTTAAAAAATTACTGTGAATAACTGTCTCAAACTGAGTTGCTTGTCCCTTCGCCCATTCTTCCAGATTTCTTGCGTTTCCAACTGTCGACTGGATAATTGGTGGAAGTTTGGAAAATTCATCATCAGCGTGATATGTGCTGTTTCTGACCGCTAGCCTAACCAAAGACCATGCCTCTAAAGGTGTAGGAACGTCTGATTGGCTCAAAGCAACTAGTTTCTCGTTGATCTGACCAATCGACGGCGGGAATCCTGAGTTCTCCGAAAGTATGTAGGCTTTGAGTGCTGCTTCAACTTGATTGTAAGTGTAGTTGGGTAGCATATCTGCCCAGGTAGTAGCAGTAAAATCTATGTCTGCGAGTCTATAATTTGGATATGCCACAGTTATTATCGCCATCAACCTCAGAGCCTCTTTTTTAGTCATTGGCAATGCTCCTTAAGATGGCATCAAGTTGTGAACGCTGCGGATTTTGGTGTTTACCCTTAAAACTATCGTCAGTATCATGCAGTGGGAAAAGCCCTGCCCAACAGTTATCAACAGACTGGTTTAAAATCTTGATCATAAGCTCGATGTCTCCACCAGATAGATTCTCCAACTTGACTATTGCTCTCTTCAAGGCATTTGCGGTTAGGGGCTTTTTAATTTTTGCTCTCATGGAAACAAAATCGTTAAATGCCTCATTCAGGCATTCGTCATCGAAGTATTTTTTTGAAGATACGTTCTTGTTTTTTACGTCCATTAGCTCATTTAAATCATCATACAAAGAGATGATTAGCGTAACTGCATCACCCTCGCCATTAGACGTTAGCAAGCTCACAACGTTTTTTACTCTAGGCTCATAGCCTTTGTTTTTGATTTGAGTTATCAGCTCTTTTCTTGTCATTTTTACCACCTTCCTTTCTTTCTTCTGCCGTTTATTCATGGTTCTCCTCTGGTAAATCAACCAAGCTGTTGGCTTCCTGACCTTTTATGCAAAACATTTCCTCACCTCCTGCATCTAACCGTCAAATCGCGCTAGAAAGTCTATGAGCGCCCACGCTTCTAAGCAGCTTGACAGCTTTTTCAAAATCTGGAGCGTATCCGCAATCCCTGAGAAGGACTGCACAATCTGTAAACTGATTATTGATCATCATGCATGTTTCATGATATGCACTCTTCTTTACTTCACTCTCTGGGTCATTTATGCATTCTCCAAACAGGTGTACACCCATTGCTGCAAGCTCATCAAGCTTATCAAGCTCGGTTCTTAGTCTGTTTTCTGTCTCTTTGCTCATTTCCCCTCCATACACTAGAATTATTTAAAATGGTTCTTGTTTTTTTATCGTTTACAATCTCACGTTTTAGAGTCTCAATATACTTCAACTGGTTTTCAATACGCTCATTGACAGCCTCATAGTTGCTTTCTAAGACTCTGATAAGGCGAATTAGTTCTTCTTTTCTCATACCTTTTAGAGTACTGTCTGACAGCGGCTTATGAGTGACTGTAAAGCCACCACATTCTGAAATATTCAGCATAATTTTTTATATCCTCCTCCCTGTCATGCCGTTAGGTCAGCATTTTTTAAAAGTCCCAGTGTTTTCTTTAACTGGTCACGGTAATTTACAATCATGCTTTTTGCTGTGCAGGTGTCTATGTTGATTAAGTCAGCAATTAGTTTCGCAACTTCGCTATACTGCTTGTATTCCTCGTTGTAAGCTTCGTCCCATGCCTTATCTAAATCTGTGTTTTCAACATCTGTCTCAACTGCTTTCTCGGCTTCTAGTGTCTTGGATTCAAGCTCTTCAAGCTTCTTGAGCTTTTCTCGAATTTCCTGCACCTCTGCAACTTCTTCTGGCTGTTTAATTGTGAATGCTTTTTGCATGATTAAAGCCTCACTTTTTCTCTCTTTTCGCAGCATCAAAAGGTTGAGATTTTGTTCTTACCATCCAGATAGCATCAAACATTAAATCAAGGATTTCTTCAACACGTTCTTTGCTGCACTTTGATTCACTTGATAGTGTTGTAAATCCCAACTGGTCCACTAGGTACACGTTGCGCACACCAGATTTCACTTGTCTTTTTACAAGCTTCTTTTCATGGTCTGGAACTTTCTTCATCTTGTATGCTGTATGATCAGCTTTCCCTTCAAGCAACTTAACGAGATCGGTTGAAAAAAAACAAGGCTCTCCATTGATTGTCTCCAATCTGAGCGAATCGGTACCACACGAGTAGGTGATATAATTGTTGTACTTCATTTCGTTTCCTTCCTATTCTGTGCTTAGTTGATAGTTACTAGGTCTGCGCAAACCCAATTTCCCTCCGCAGGGGTCGAACCTGCAAGCCGTTAGGCTACCGTGAGGGATAGTGTTTTATCTTACTTTGCAACTCGAAGTTGCAATCAATTTTAGGACTTCAATGAGGTGCTTCTGTGTATCAAAATAAGTCGAATAAATTGTAATGTCGCAGTGGTGAAGCCCATCCCTATAAAAGTAAAAAGCTGTCATTTTTTCGTCATAAATAATTGCAATCTTGATTGTTAAATCTCTGAATTTCGAATGAATTTCATAAGCGTCATAAGGGGGAAGACCTTTTTCTATTACTGTAGTTATTCCTGCCTTTGAAAAAGATTTTTGAATCTTCCTAATAAATTTTTCAAGGTTTTTAATCTTCATATCACCTTTTCCTTTTCTTATTCATTATTTTGAGTCTCAAATGCCAGATAACACATGATTCCGCAATCCTGCATTATTTCTTCACTCATTCTTCCTCTGTTCGGGTCTAATTCGTCAAGGAATACACCATTGATACAACTGTGTCCAATGTCTCGCTCAAGCTTCGCACGTGCTGCGAACACCTCTGGGAAGTCTTTTCTAATCTTGTTCCAATAGCCCATGCCGCCTTTTACACAGCCAATACAGTTGTTGTTATTGTAGCCCATATCGTACATTACAGGGCGCTTTATACCCAAACGATCAGCAAAAGCATGGCAATCTTGCTTAGACATTTTCTCCCTAATAAGCGGAAATTTATGCTTAAATTCAGGAAAATTTTGTACCATTTGCCTAGCTCTATGTTTTTCGTTCAAGTCCATTCCCCATACATACGTTAATTGGTATTGTAAGTGCTCATTTTCCCACTTTTTACGAACTGCTTTCTTTAACATTCCTGTACAAGGTGCTCCTTGCTTAGAATTTATAAACCTGAATTTTCTGGCTACATCTTCCACACAGTTAAACTCGGAAGATTTTAAAATTGTTACTTTCTTTCCAATAATTTTTTCTACATCGTGTATAAACCTCAGACTGTCTGGGTGCTGATCAGCGATATCTATATATATCCATTCGTCAACATCCTTTTCCAAATATCCAGCAACAAAACTAGAGATTCCTGCTGATAACCAGCACACTTTGTATTTTTGCATAACACCACGCTACAAATGCATGTATCGTGGATCATAATTCGTTTGCTATCAATTGCGTGTGCAGCGTTTCCACTGCACACCTTTTCAGCCACGGTGTTTAAATTTTCTGATACGCCACCACAGATCACTGCGCACCAACCTGGTTTACCAGGCATTCGTTATTCCTTTCCTTTTATCCTTGTAATTAGGGCATCTGTTGACTCAACAAATACCGCATCACCCGAAACAACAACTTTATTTTTACAATAAGGGCACATTACACATTTGTTGTAGTAATTTCTGTGTCCACAGGAGGTTATTTTGTTAAAAAACACCTCATCTTCCTCATAGTTCAAATTTCTATCACATTCAGGGCAAGTTATTACGTTTTCTGCTTCAATAATCCTGACCATCTGTCTCCTTTCTCAAGCGCTTTTTCTGGCGGCAAACCTTTGATTCTATTATTCTTTCAACAAAATCTCTGCCACCAAAAATCATGATGATTTGAGTCAACATGATAATAACGTCAGCAGTTTCTTCAAGAATATCTGCTCTGGCTTTTGCCAGGTCTGTGTCAGGCGTTGGATTTACATTTCCACCCTCCAGCTGAATTGTCTTGCGGCGATGTTTAAGCAGCGCTTTTATCAGCTCGCTCATTTCTTCGATCGCCTGGTCGATTTGTTTATCCGCTCCGTAAGTATCAATACATTCCTGTAGTACTTCTGGATACGCCGTTGTTGGCAATCCTGTTGTTTCGTATATCTTTAAGCGTTCTCGGTTTTCTGCCATTCCAATAAGTGCCATGTAAAAAGTGGCGATAAAACTATCAATATCTTCCTCAAGCTTAAATTGCGAATCGTCATACATTTTGTCACTAAATGCTTCATCATTCATCGTTGATGCCTCAGAATCGCCATATGCTTTGTTAAGATTCCGTGCAAGCTCCATAAGTGGAATTTCGCGTTCAAAATCCCTGTACCATACTTCACCATCTTTTATAAATACACAATTGTGTATCAATGCTAAGCTGCCTGACGGATTATCAAAAATTGTTTTAACCATATTTTTACACCTCTCTAGCCTTAATTAGTTTTCCTGCCAAGTTGTAATCGTATCCAGAATTTTCTTCTTTTCTGTTCATGTAGTCGCAGAACTCCTGACATTCTTCTTTTGTTGTGAAGAATGTATGCCACAAGCTTTTTTCTAATTCTTTGAAATCTTTGTTGTGATCCACTATTACATATGCACTACGACCAATTGTGTCGAAATACCCATCTGCAATTTCTTTGTACCAGCCCGTAATCTCTCCACCAGTATCACTAAGCATATATAGCAGATTTTCTTTCGGCTGATATATTTTCTTGCGTTCTCCGCATTTGCAATCATCGTATACCACGTTTCCAGATGGTAATGCCACTTTGACTTTTCTGTCCTTATCGCATTTGTTACATTTCTTTTTGTACTGGTAGTCCCATTTTACTGACCACGTAACAACCTTAAATTGTTCCATTAACGCTTTCAGCCTAGCTCGTGCAGCTTTGGCTCCAGCCTTTTTCATTGCACTTTTGTACTCTGCTTTCTTTCTATCATAATCTTCCTTTATGGATTCAAAATCTTCCTTGATGCCCTGCAATTTTTTGTTTTCCTCACGCAGCTTTTCAAGTTCGTCCTTAACTTCCTTTTTTACAGATTTCCGAAGCTCGTTTTTAAGTTCTTCGATTTTTGCGTCAAACTCGCTCGGTCCGAAATAATCTTCGTCATCCATGTAATACATATTATTTGGCCTCCTTTACAAGCTCTAATACTGCACTACTTTTAATTCCGCGTTCATATTTGCTCCTCCCAGTAAAAACTCTGTCCGCATTGATCACAAGATTTTGTTGCGTTTGGAACGCACGCAATGCGATAACTGCAAGATTTGCATTTGTAAACTCTATTTTCTATAATCTTGATTGGCTTCACTGATACCAGCTCATTAACTGCATTACTCGCAATCCTAAAAGCAGCTTCATTCTTGAAATGCTTCATTGCATCTTCCTTCAAGCCAGTTTTCCAACATTCTTTTCCCAATTTGCTTTCTGCAGCGATGCTTTCTTGTAAGATGCCAAGTACTTCGTCAGAATCCATCTCAAATTTAATTTGTTCAGCCATTTTCCCATTACTCCTTATACGCTAAAACAGATCATCGGCGTATGTTTCTTAATTACCTCGATAGCCGTTTTAAGTGCGCATTCATTTCTAAAATGTTCCATTGCCTCGTCCTGTAGCCCACAATTTTGAAATTTGATTGCAATTTCCTCTTCTGCTTTGCTGAGTCCCTTCAATGCGTAAATCGCCTCATCTAAATCCACGGTAATTCTTATTTGTTCACTCATTTTCTTTCTATTATTTGACCTCCTCCCAGTCAATCTTCTGCCCACAGTCTGAGCAATATGCTGATTTCTTTGCAATACTTATGTTACTCCATACTGTGTTTCCGCAGCACGGGCATTCCCACAACTCGCAGTGGCTTTCTATCCATGCGTGCGGTTGATCACCTCTATTTTCATGGATGATAGACTTGTGAGTTGCTTTAACTGGTGGCTGCGGAAGCTGCTTCTTTAAGCATTCTACTGCTGTTTCGTAAGCAGTTTTTTTCCCTTCCAACTCTCAAACTTGTCTGCATATCACAGTTACAAACTCGGTGCTTCATGCATTCCAATTCATGATTAAAATAATCAATAGACTCCTTGATGTGCTCATTGTACTTATTCATCTTTTAAATATTTTTTCCTTTCTTCTTGATCCGGAATATCGGCAAAACGATATGTAGAAAAAGTATTTGCATCCATTGCTGTTCAACTGCTTCTACCCAAACTAAAAACAGTTACAAGATTGCCTTGAGCTGCGGCAAAATGAGCTTTGATCCAGTGACCATTCATAGAATCTCTTACTAAAATTTTAGTATCTACAGGAACCTTATTCCAATCAATCTTTCCTGGCTCGCAAGGACTTTCAGCCCAATGTATAAAGGCTTCATCACAAGAATATTTTGTATGAGCGAATTTGCAATGCCTGCATTCTTTGTGGCACTCGACTATTTGCTCATTTATCAGAGCCGGATGCATTCCTGTTTTGAATAGAATTTTCATTATTTCTTCTGAATACTTTTCTCTATTTGTCATGCTATCTCCTTATACGAATTTAAGCTGTCCAGTTTCTTCTTCTCTAACCTTCATGTTTGGCATTCTTTGTCGCAAACACATCTCCGGGAGATTTGCTCTTACCAGTGCTGCAGGAATTGGCGGACACACCGCATTTCCACACCTTTTAACTTGCTCTGACCGAGGATATGATTTGCCAGAGTAATCATGGTCAATGATATAATCATCGGGGAATCCCTGACATCCATATAACTCGCGTGGTTCCAACATGCGAAGTCCTATGTCTACGATTTGGTAATCTACACCTTTGATTGTAACAAGTCCAAATCTATCGTGTGTTGTTACAGTGTCTAGGGGCTGTTTAATATTCTGACCATCATTGCTGCCATAATATTTAATCAGGAAAGCTCTGACTTCCCCAAAATGACCAGCTGACGTTGTTACAGTATGTAGTGGCTCTCGCTCATCCTGCCCGATACCAGTCTTGTAGAACTTACTCAAGAAAGATGTTACAAGTCCATATCTGTTTGAACCATCTACAGTCATTATTGGTTCGCTGATGCCCTGTCCGCGAATACTGTCATTTTCATATGAATGATACTGGGTTAGGATAGGAGCTACTAGGAAGTTCTTGTCTTTTGCAACGATAGTATGCAAAGGCTTTTCTACACTGTATGCTCTTGGGCTTTTTTGATTTTTAGATTCGCCATATCCGATTTCAACAATGAATGGATCGGCATTATCAACAATAAATTTCTGAATGCCTCGCGCAATCCGCTGCATTGTTTTTGGAGCTAATGGTCTGACTGCACGAACACCATACTTCTTTTTAATCTCTTCCGATGTGTCAAAAATGCTTGGACATGGAATCGAAAAATCTAATTGCGTGTATGCCCCTACATATGGCTTTAAAATACCCTTTTTAACCGCTTCACTATCTAATGGAGCATGTGTAGGCTCAGGCCATAATATTGGCTTATTATCGCATCTGGCAATTAAGAAGAATCTTTTACGCATTGTTGGCGCACCATAGTCAGCCGCAACCAGCTCTCGAAACTCTACAGTATATCCTAAATCTGTAAGTTGCTTGATAAAACGTTTGAACGTTTCTCCTGACCTTGATTTTATAGGGTGATGCCGCCTGTTAAGCGGCCCCCATGTTTTAAACTCCTCGACATTCTCAAGCATTATCACTCTAGGTCTAACTAGTCCAGCCCACCTGCAAGCCACCCAAGCAAGGCCACGGATGAATTTATCCTTCGGCTTTCCGCCTTTAGCCTTGCTGAAATGTTTACAGTTATGTACAACGATACTTTCAACAATGTAAGTTTCATCGTCTTCCACACTGATATTGTAAAAGGTTTCGACTGTACCTGTCTTCTCAACTTTTTTAACAGCCGTCCACAAATATCCATCTTCCGTAAATGTTTGTGTATGTTTGTCGTCAATGGCTATTTTCCACTTCACGATATAAATATCATGAGTTTTTACAGTCCTGCCTTCAATCTTATCTCCCTGATGATTCATGTAGATAGTGGGCGAGTACCCCATTGTGACCGCTAATGTACGGAGCCCATAGGCAAGCTTCTTGGAAATGGTTGTGCACTCAACCTTATTTTCACTTGTCCAACCATCTGCGCTCAAATAGCCCGACATAAACGCTTCCTTATACGGCTCTGGTGCGCCATATAGCCATGCCGGAATCGTTTTTTGCAATGCTAAGTGTCCAAAATTACTTCTCAACCACTTAACAAGTGCTCGATTGTTGGCAGTGAATTGTCCACCTGTACGAACATCGCGATAGTACCAGCTTAATTCACCATCTTTGCATCGCACTCCTTTACGTGACCACATGTTTAGCTTCTCTCTTAGAAACTCCACATCCTGCATCCCACTAGCGATTGTAATTTCCGCACGAGTATCCGTTAATCTGGTCCACCCATCTCCCACATATCTTCCAGCTAACCACAGCAATCTCTCATCCACTGGTAGAAAAACCGATTTCGTATTCGGCTTTTCCAGCTGTGGGATAGGCATAGGATCTACGTTTATTCTGGATGCCCAGTACATATCCCCTTGGATATCCTTTGCTCTGACCCATTGCATATCATTGTGGACTCTTTTGTACTGCCTAACTTGGTTATTCCATAAGTGAGGACAATTTTTGATTAAAAATGGATGGTCCTCACTACAGAGCATTCCAACATTACCGTACCCTACGATTCTCACCGCTTTTTTGCGAGACATCATAGTTGCAGTAATGGGTTTCCATGATCCATTGTGCGTCAGTACCTTGTCACCAACTCGCAAGGCTTCTATCGGCTGATATCCAGTTTCCGTTAGAACCAAAGTTCCTTTTGCAAAGCAGTCCGGCGAAAACCATGCAAGCCCGACTGGGTGTCCGTCACAAGCCTTTACTGGATCTACCTGCCAAACGTCCTCACAATAATGTTTTGTAGTTGGATGGTTAGTTCGATGCATTCTGATAGCTTCTGGATCATGGTTGATTGCAATATCAACACTTACCCCTGTTGCCATCTCTATTCCTGTTGAAGCTCCGCCACCACCTGCAAAGTTGTCTACCACTAATTCACCGTTTACCATAGTCTCTCCTGTCAACATGTATTTTCTCTTTTGGTTTTTTACAACTCGTTCCTATAAAAACAATAACGTTATAAAAGAATCAAAACCCACAAAAGTATCAGTGAGATAATCCACAATGCTCCAAATAATGTTCTAGTCCTTTTGGGTCCTATGTAGTACAGAAGTTGGGCTAAAAGCATAACCACACATAAAACAATCTTAATTATTTGCATAATATTCAACACCTCTCATTCTTTACGTTTTACAAAGGATTCGCATTCTGTATTCAGTAAGCATCCGTAATTGCTACCTATGTAATTGCGACCTATGGTATAGCTCAGTATCTCGTATCCATTCTCACAAACGTTACAGTATTCGCCGCATTTATACTTGCTATTTACAGCTTTTTCTGCTTTAAGCTGATCCAGTTTATCTTCAAGATTTACCTTTGCATTTTTAAGTTCTGTGTTCTCCCTGATTAGGCTATCGTATTTATTTTGGCTCATTATTTTGAACATTCGTGCCACCTCACCCCATAATATTTAAAACTATGATTGCTATGTTACACAGCAGTATAACGATAAGCACTAAAATATTCACAATTTTGGCAGTTTCTCCGTACTTTAACGGAGATTTGTATGCAGCTCTAGCCATTATGAGTTGAACTGCAAGAAATACAAACTCAATGCATAAGATAATATGCTTAATACTCATTTATTGCTCCCTTCTGATACCTTATTATCATTTTCTTGTGCATCCTCGAAGAATGATTTGATATCAAACCACTTATCATTGATTATATTTCCAATAATTTTTAATCTTCTATCTCCAGTTACTGCGGTTCGTATATATCTTCCCTCTAAATCACTCAACTTTGTAACTCCGACTGTATCCATTATTCTAGCAATGGATTCCATTCCCGGACCATAGCCACTAAATTCTTTCGCCCCCAGATAACCGTGTCCGAGACTATATCCGCCAAAAACGCATCCCCAACCTGCACCTTCAACAACGACATCAAACGATATGCAACCGTGATTTTCCATTGTCAGCTCCGCACCTTTGATTTGTGCGTTTCGGATATCGTAGCCTTCTTCAATAAGCTTTTTTTCTGTCCAGATCTTCATGTGTTCTCTCCTTCCCCACTTAGATACTTATTTCAAGGAAGTTAGCTGCTACAGCAGCCAACCCCACAGCACTTCTTACAATTAAATCATGCTTTCATCCTAAGCCATTCAGCTTCTTGATTTTGTTGATACAATCATAATATCCAGCAACATAACCATGGCTGAAATCATCTTTACTTTCATCATGGTTGCAGCCCTCTTCTGGCAGCTTGATTGAATCTACCCAATCCATAGAATAAATCAGGCGTTTGACTTTGTTTCGCGCCTCCGGCATGTCTCTTAACTGTTCATTGATCTTTCTCAGTAAAACTTGTTCGTTAATCATTACTTCTCCTTTAAAAATTAAAATGAATATATAAAGTTGATGAATCATCGTTATGTCTATAAAAGTGAAAGTTTTCTATGTCTAACCTTTCATTTAGGCTTACATTAGCAGTCACCAGTCTAGTTCCTTCATCTGTATCAACTACTGCTGGCCATCCAAAACTTTTCTGTAATTCAAAATCTACTTCTGCATCACTCGGAAATTCTGTAAGTCTCTGAATCAATTCATATACTGTCATTCTGTTTTCTCCTTAACATTTGCAAATTGATATTCTATTTTCACTTTTTCTGGATTAAATACACAAGCAGGGAGAACCCCACTACCAAGACCCACAGTGTCGTTGCTCAGCCTGCCGTCCCCACGCACGCGGCGACTGAAGTTACCGCCCCCGGCGTCTGAGACACACAAAGGAGTGCAAGTCCACATCCATTCAAGAAGCAGTGGAACGTTCTTGCGGTACTTTCTGTATTCGTCACAACTCAGGATGAATACTTTGTCCTTGACTGTGCCGTAACGATCGTCCCCGTTGTCGGCTATCAAGTCAACCTCATGAGGAATGAGATTATCCTTGCCTAACACAGGAAGCAGTTCGCTAAGCAGCTTTCTACGTAAACTCGATTCTGCATAGTTGTTGCAGCAGCCCTCATCAAAACAATACTCTTCCTCGTTCCAAGCACATGCCATAATTGCCAGAACTCCGCCCTCTACGTTATTGTCCAACACAATCCACTCAAATCCTTTAAAGTTAAGATAACTTCCATCTGGAAGTGTTCTAATATCATTTTCTCTCATCTGCCATTTCCTTTCCTGGTTCCTCATAATTCTCAACACTGATAAGCTCCATAAACTTATCTCTCTGGCGCTCTGAAACCTTGTTACCCTGTTTTTCGGGCTTGACAGCGATTGTAAGGTGTTTCTCAGCAATAGATGATAATTCCTTAGCTAGCGATTTCTTACCTTGCTGTATGCCCTCCAAATAGGTTTTGGGCTGCTTTCTGTCTCCTATAGTTCCGCTTGAACGGTTTTCACCTTGTCCACCCAGACTAACATTCCGAAGCTGATAGCCATTTTCTGCATAAAATCTGATGTAATACTTTTCCTGTTCGTCAAGCTGATCAAGAGGAACATTCATGTGTTCAACCTTCCATCCATAAGGATTACTTTCCGAGTACAGTTTGTGTTTTCTCAGGCTCAGGTCTATGTGCTGTTTGTAGCCAACCATATGACTTGCCAACCTGCTAAGTATGTGCATGGCTTGCCCGACATACGCAAACTGGAAACCGTTCTCATCCTTTCTGGTCAAAATGTAGATCCCACTTGCGTCGTTCAGCTGGGGATTGATTTTCAGCAGTCGCTTCTTGTTCTCCTGCTCTATGGCTTTTGCCTTTGCAATGTTCTTGCATTTATTCATCAATAACCTCTATTTTCTTGATATGATTATTTTCCACACTCTCTCCTCCTTTCACACTTTTTACATAGCCAAACCGACCATGTGAATAAAAATAGCTTATGCTGGCTTCCTGATCTGCTTTCCCATTATCAATATGGCTTTGGCAGCATTGCTCTGCTCGCTTTCTGGCGCCCTCTTCTCCAAATGCCTGTACATCCCAACCTTCTCCACAAATATTGCAATGTATGTATTTTTTTACTTTTACTTGATGTCCTTCACGGAAATGTTTTTCTATTTCTGCTTTATTTGTGGAGTTCAGCATACAAATCGGGCAATAATAGTCGGTCATGCTTTTAGTTCGTTCAAACTTCATTTTTGCCTTCACTTTTTCAACTCCCTTCCAAGTTCTTCTAAGCAAAAGCAGAATGCTTCGCAACTCAACTTTCCTAAAGCAGAAACTGATTTTTGCAGTCCATCTTTAATTCTTTCAAGGCAACTCCCCAAATCTGTAAATGTAGTTGTTTCTGAATCCATAATTTTTTTCGATGGTTCTTCAAGCGATACCAGTTGCATAGCTTGTTGATATTGCTTTGGATTCATACCATAAAGTTTCTTAAACTGCTTCTTTCTCTGTCTTTTATTCATTTGACTGTCCCCACCACTCTCTACAAATTTCCCAAGTTTTGCCATCTTTTTTGCATAACAGTCTGATCATTTTACTTGAATTAACGAAAGCTATAACTGTTTTCGGAACATTTTCGCTTTTCATGAAATAATCCCTTGGATTCATGCCGTGAATCTTCTTGAACCGTTTCTTTCTCTGCCGTTTATTCATCGTTTACACCTCCTTCCAGTATTGCTCAAAATCTTCTACTGTGACCAGGAACAAAATGTGCCGTTTTTCACTAAAAATGGTAACTTCGCCTCCTTCCTTGCGTTTAAACTGCCACTTTTGTTGTGATAAGCAGCTTATCCAACATTGATCGCCAAATATATATTGGCGCCATACTTTAGGTCTGCACCATCCTTCTTTATCCATTGGATTTTTCCTCAAAGGCTTCTTTCATGGCTGCTGTAAGCTCGTTTGCATCGTGGAGTGCCACTTCTGCTTCGTTGAATTTTCCTTTTTCCAACCTGCTGCTAGCCACCCTGATAAGGAAGTCACGAAGAATTACAGCTGCGTCATTACTATAAATATTTACTGAGACGCATTTCTTATCCTTTAATGTGTAGCTTGATACCATTGACATTTTTATACCTCCGTTAATCTGCCAAATTTTTTTAATAAATCATTCTTATTCATCCTTAACCTCCTTCGGTTCAAATTTTGGAAACGGCATCCAATAAACAACATGTGCTCTGTCTTTAAGCAGCATTGGTACTGTCGTCCACTCACCGTTAATGGTTTTACCTGTTCCAACTACAAAATTATCTTCATCATGATTATTGACTAGTACTACTAAAACGGTGTTCGAATTTTTTTCCCAAAACGAATTGCACCACTTGTCGGTCCCTTTGAACTTTGCAAATATACTGTCGTGTTCTTCTGGCATTGCTTCTTCAGTGGAAATCCATCTGTCTTTCTTGATTTCATCCACAAGTGCCGATAAAGTCTGTTCACAGCTAGAAGCAATCTTCAAGGCAAGCTTTTCATGTTCGCTTTTGGATGCGAATATATCGCACTCATCTATGTACTTTTGACAAAGTGCAGCTTCTTCTTTGATTTCTTTTAAATATTTCTTCAAATATTTTCTCCTCTCAAATATTTTTTTGTATCTTTCGTAGAGTATCTTTCCACGTAGTTTTCTATTTCAGGAGCAATAATATTAAGGTTTCCGTGTACCTTCAACCACTCTATAACAAACCAATACCCTAAGCCTTGTTTTGGCTCCCAACAACCAGCTTTATTGAATGTTCCTCCTCTCATTACATAGTCATATACTTTAGGGTTTGTATTTCTCAGAAGCATAAAGCGGTCATCTTTTTTTATATGACAACCAAATCCACAAAATGTGCAACCAGTTCTTGAACAGCCAGTTGTTTTCAAAAGAGGACGCTCATTATCAAAAATTCCATAATCAGAAAGACTTATTTGTTGTTCGACTTGTCCTTCTTTGTGAAAATCTTTTACAACATTTCCATATACGCTACAAATTGGTGTAAAATCTTCTCTTTCATAATTTGTATTTGTAATGGGGTTAATGACTTCTTCAATATCGCACCCGTTCTCAATTTCTATGTGTGATATTCTTCTATTAACCATGTCTTTTCCATACAGGTAAATGTATAGTAGAACGTCTTGTTCTGTCCAAAAAGCCATTGGATTGCTGATTGGATTCTTTGCATCAAAAGCATTGCATCCGTTTTGTAACCACTTTTGTGTTCTTAACCTGCTTTCACATGCCATTTGTCCAGTGATTGGTACTCGCTTCTTTGTTCTGTTATACATATGTGCAGGATATTTTTTCATTACATCACAGCACTTGTTAGATATATAAAATGGCGCGTCTAGCAAGAATTGATAATGCTCCATGGAAAATATACTTCTATCTTTTCTAGGGACATTCTCCGCTACCGGGTGGTTTTTGTCTTTTGTTAACATACCTGTCAGAATTGCAAGTCTTTGGTTCGCGCCTCCCTCTCTGTTCACCATTTTCTTGTTTAAGTATTCTCCCAATCCGTTTATCTTCCGCCATTTGTTGTCGTATCCTCCTGGACTCATTTTTGAAAGCGCTGCACTGTTGCATTGTTCCAAATAGGTGGGAAACTTCGTATTGATACAAATGATGTTGTTTTGCGTAGACTGCTTCAAGATGAAATCGTTCGATAAGCTGTCTGTCTGTCTATCTGTCTGGTCAAGGATTCCTGACTCAATTATGCTTGTCAAGTACTTCTTTGCACCATATACACACTCAGAAACCTCTTTGCTAATAAATGGATATCCGTATTTTCTGATGACCTGTTCAAAGTTCATTTGAGGTTTCAAAATCTCCACATTATCAAACATCTTTACAAAATTTCTGATCTGTGGAAATTCCAAGCCTGTATCAACGAAAATTGCAGGGATTTGTGGGTAAATCTCTCTTGCGATATCAAGCAATACCGTACTATCTTTTCCGCCACTAAAAGATACATACACTGCTTCCTTTCCAAAGGCATTTACCCAGTTTTGGATGTTGTCTTTTGTTTTCTGAATTTTTGCATTTAAGGGAAGGGACTGCAATTGATTTAATTCCCACATTTCATGCTTCTTTTCCACTATCCATACCCTCCTACGCTACATTCTGACTTTTCTCAATTTCTTCATCGGTTGGCACAACGGCATATGGAGCCTTTTCTAAAATGTTCTCTATAAGTTCCTTGAATGCAGCCTTGGCATTTTCTACGTTCTTATAACTTCCAATCAGATAATCAATCGGCTCTTTTGAATCTTTAACATGTTTTAATAATATTTCCGTTCTTGAGCGTCCGCTGATGTAAATGCCAACTGTATTGTCCCAGTTGTAAAAGGCGTTTCTATCTTGTCTTACAATAATCATCTCAAACCTCTCCCTTCTTTTTTAGTTAAACGGAAGTCCTTCATCTTCCACATTATCCGGAATATTCATAAAACCTTCATATCCACCTGCAGGTGCTGGTTCTGGAGCTGGCTGCGTATTCTTCTTGCTTTCCACAAACTCCTGCTCATCCACAACTACATCCGTTGTATACACCTTCTGACCATCCTTATTTGTGTAGCTACCTGTCTGGATGCGTCCAATAACAGCAATCTTTGTTCCTTTGTGCAGAAATTTCTCAGCAAACTCTGCATTTTTTTTGAAACTGATGCAGTTGATGAAGTCTGCATTCTGACCGTTATCCTGCTTACGGTTTCTGTCTACAGCCAGTGTATATCTGGCTACCGCCATTGTCTCCTGACCCTGTGTATAGCGAACCTCTGGGTCTTTGGTTAATCTTCCGATTAAAATTACTTTGTTCATACTGAACCTCCTAAATTTATTTGATATGCTTTTCAACGTGATCTGGCTTTATCTTTTTAAGGTGGCTGGTGGAAACTTATCTTTTTTATTTTTAAACAACACTGCTTCTGCAATTTTGTGTAAAATGGTGGTTACTTTCGTTTCTTTTTACCTCCAACCTTGTATTTCATCAGTAGATACTTATAGCCATCAATGATTCTCTGGATATCTTCATTATTTCTTTCTTGCCCTCTGGCTGCCTTTTCTTTCATCCACTCTGGCTCTACACCAGAATATGTAACTTCTTGCACCAGATCACAACCGTCTGATGATGTGAAATACTGCACAAATGTCTTGCACCCGTAGAAGCCTTCAAGGCACAACGTTAATCTGGTAATTTTGTCCATAATCTCAGTGAAATCATACGGAACATGCTTTCTTGGCTTGTATAATCTGATGATCTTACCGTCTGTAAGCTCTACAATGTAGCCGCATCTTCTTTTTGAAAACTCCTGCATTTCTCTGCTACACGGATATACCTCGGTCTTGATGATCTGCATGTACTTTTTTCTCAGCTCCTTCTGTGTCATTTTCACATCTTCCTTTCTTCACTATATCTCTTTGATTTTTTATGCCTAAAAGCATATTGATCAGAACTGGAACACCTCTTTCTTTAAAGTTTGATCCTTTTCTTTCTTCTGCCTAGTTCCCTCTGCCTTGTAAGAGTATACATAAGCTCTTCCTCTGGTCTTATTTCCTGCTTAATCTTCAATTTAAGCATTGTTCGCATAGCTTTGAGAAAATCTTTTCTTTCTTTTTCTGTCATGTTATGTTCAAAAGCAAGCGTAGGTACAATTAACTTTTCATTCAGTAAAACTTGCCAATTTTTCTTCACTTTGAAGCCCTTCTTTCTTTTAATACTGGAACACTCCTGCGTCCATCCTTTCATTGTATCTTTTCTCTGCGTAGTATCTGAATGTATAGTATTCAAGACCGCATTTCTTTGCGGCTTCGCTGCATCCAATGTCCCCTTGCTCCCATTCCAGATATACGTCTGCAAAGTTTGGTGGAAGAATCACTCCTCTCTGGATTCCCTTCCTCTGCTCTCCAATCTCTTTCAGACGGATATTTGCATACTTGCGAAATGTTGTATGCGACATCCCACATTGTCTAGCTGCCTTTTCGTCTGAGAGCAATCCGAGCTTCCATTGTTCAAAACAATCATCAAACATTGGTGGCAAAGGCTTTGGTGGTACTTTATTACCAGTCTTGACGGTATGCCTATCACCTCTCTTCGCAAGTTCTTCTCTTGCATATCTTTCAAAAGTCGTAACGCAAACACCTATCTTCTTTGCACCTTCTGGTCCAGTTAACTTTCCGTCCCTCCAGGCAATGTAAAGCTCCTCTGGAAGTGTAGTTTTTTTTGCAACAAAGTTTGATCTATGACCTGTTTGCTTTTTAGGCGCCTTTGCCTTAGCCGTATCTTGCCAGTGCAGCCAATTCTTATACATTGGGCGCTGGCTAAACTTCGAGCAGTGATATCCTAACTGGATATTATGCGCACGGTTATCAGCTTCTTCCGCAGCTTCTTCTTTACTCAGAAATACTGCCCTTCCAAGCGCTAATCTCTCCCAATGATGTATGTTATTCGTATTGCTTCCGATGTCACGTTTTTTGGTTACCGTATCAAAATGTGTGTCTGTCACGGCTATAACAATTGATTCAACAACTTCAAGTCCGTAGTTGTCGAACCCTTCGAATCCTTTTTGCTTTAACTCATAGTTGCTTAATCGGTATTCCTCTACGTGATAGACAGGAGTTCCAATCTTAATCTCACCCATCTTGTACCTCCTTTATCAGTTTTAGATCATATCCACCCTGCACAAATTCTTTGGTGAGCTTGTGCCTGATACCGTTGCCTAAGTACTGGTATATATCAAGCATGTCGTCATCAGAGAAATTTGTCTGCAAATACTGGTTTATACCCTTTCGAGTTCTATTCCAGAATCTTACGTTCCTTACGTGTTGCTGATAAACCATCGTTTTGCAAGCGTCCCTTGACACATATTCAAGCAATTTACATTTAAGATCTTCTTCGCTCTCAATGTCAGCTACGGAAAAACCAGAATGCTGCTTGTTTAAGAGCAAGTATCCATCGCTGTTGATACTGCTACCAGGAAAGCATTTCATAAGCTTTAAAATTTCATTCAGAATCATAATCGCTCCAATCTATCTTCTGTCCGCAGTATGGACAGTGTACGCAAACTCCTGCTTCTGATTCATACCGTGTGCCACATGTCGGGCAATACCATTCGTATACATTTTTGTTTGATGCACAGATGACTGGTTCTTCTGCAATTGTTTTATGCATGTCTCTGTTTTCAAGAATGTTGTTGACTATTTCACATGCCGTTTGTAGGGGCACTACACGGCAATAGGTATGTGGATATGCTGCCGTAACCATCAATTCACTATTGCTAACCAAAAGGTTTTTGATTTCATCACTTTTTGCAATAGACATTTAACAATCCTCCCGATCAATCTTCTGTCCACATTTTGAACAATAGGAAGCAAAGCAATCATTTATGATGTTTCCACATACAGAGCAGCTACATGCGTTCTTGTCTGCTAGAATAACCAGTTTTTGTGGAATCTGCTTTTTAAGAGCGCTATGTGCCTTCATGAATACAAACGCGGTTCTCATTGATTTTTCAACTGCCTTGTAGTCCTTTTTCTTCAAGGCTTGCTCAGTTGCTCTGGTGCAAGTATCAAGTTTCTTCTTTAATATCTTCAAGACTTCTTTATTGCTCATTTGCTTTTCCTTTCTTACAGGAACGGACATGTTTCGTAATTAAACAATTGCCAGGTCTTACCTGCTTCTGCAACGTCCACATTTGCCATTCCTGCGACTTCTTTTATTCTTGCGAGCATTTCCTCTTGTACTGCATTATTTGCGCTTAAATGGCAAATAATGACGTTCTGGAGTGCGCCTGTTGTGTTGGCTTCTATGAAGCCTGCACACGTTTCTAACTCCATATGCCCCTTAATGACATGCAATCGTTTACCAGTGACATCCTCTGAAATGTACTTCTTTTGGTAATTGCAAGACACCAACATGTGGTCAATATCCTTAAATCGCCACCTTACAAACTCTGTATCAGTAATGTAGAGCATTCGCCCCATCTCTGGATGCTCGATGATGAATCCATAGCACGGACACTCTGTACCGTCTGCATCGGTATGTTTGAAGTGTCCATGCACATCATTCATCGGAACTGATACAATTCTAAATTCACCATATCCACCGATATAAGAGTTGTCTTCATAAGGTTTGTAGACTGGGATTCCCATTTCTTCCAGATCACTGACTGCTTCCGAGTGATCTCTGTGTTTATGGGTTACAACGCATCCAACAATATCAGATACCTTCCAATCGCATCCCTTTTTGATCTTCATGATCGGGATTCCTGCATCAAGAAGAAGCATCTTGCCTTTGCTATCCTTTAAAACATAGCAATTACCAGAACTTCCGCTGGCTAAGCATGTTAGAATCATCTAAAAAACTCCTCTCTCAAGTTCTATGACATTTATCCCTCAACGCTTTCAATGTGGTAACGACCGTAACCGCTTGTTCTTCCGCTTCCAATTCCATTTCCAAAACCTGCAAGACGAATAATGTTTAAAATCTGTTCCAGAGAATATGCATTCTCCGTATATTGAATTGTAAAAGTTGCGCTCCATCCGCTAAATCTATTCAGTCGTACAAGCACTGGAGCGCCCTTCTTTGGTGACATAAGCTTTTCATCAATAAAATGCTCTGCAAACTTGATCGGAACCAGATTGCCCTTTGCAATGACATTTACAGCAGCGTTGAACTTAGTTGCGTAAGTATCAATCTTGTTCTGTACAACAGCCTGTCCAAACGACTTTTTCAAACCAAATGCTGTAATACATGGAGCATTATTGGTCAGCGCTTCTCTCAAACTTTCCTCTGTGAAGTCTGTAGGCTTTCCGCCATACCAGTGCATAGATGTGATCACTTCTTCCCACACATTTGTAGCTGCTGTGTCCTTAGCCTTGTTCTTTCTCTCATCGGTCAGCTTTCTGGCACTGCAATCATTCATCTTATTGAGCACCAAATCTCCATCACCTGCAATAGTAATTCTTGCCTGCTTGATGCTTAACGGTTTCAATTCGATAACCTGTGTCTCTTCCTTCTTTACCATAATTTGTTTTCTCCTTTTTTGTTTTGGTCTAAGCTTTCGCTCGAGGCGCGTCATGAACGTTGTGATGCAATGTTATGTGCTATTTTGTGCTGCTGTGTGATATGCTGTACTGTCATATGTTATTTTCTGCGGCTCATGCCGCGCCTCAAACGGAAGCTTCAAGTGTTCTGGTAACACTTGCAGACAACATGAAATGTGATGTCGTGTGTTGTGGTGTGCTGTTCTGTAGCGTTCTGTTCTGTGTTGGCAACTCATGCTGCCTGCAAATGCTACCAGTTTGTTTTTGTGGTATCCACTCGGTATATAGCATAAACTATGCATAATTATGTATATTGTTGTATTCTGTGATGTTTTAAACTATCCTGTACTTTGTTATGACATCTTGCTTATGCCACATACAGAATGGATACCTTTTGCTTTTGCGTTATGTTCTGATTTATGAGCTAGTATGAAGCGGTAAATAATCTGCTTTGTTTTGTCCTATAATGTTTTGTTCTACGCTGCAATGTGCTGTTTTGTTGTTTGATATATTTTTTTATCTTATTGAGGTTTACTTACCACCTCGTGTTAGCCCATAAAATCTGCTTAACTCGAATGCTCTGTGAATGATGCAATGTTATGTGCTGTTGTGTCGTGTTATGTTCTGTCCTGCACTGTTATGTTTTTGACATATGAGCCATTTCTTTTCTCAGATGGTGCATACCGTTACACCATCCATAGAACACTCGAATTAAGCATTGAAACTGTTTAGACGGCTATCTTGTCAATTTCTTCAAATACACTCTCTAACTCAGAAAGCGACTTATACCGATTTTGAAAGCTTCTCAGTTCTGCGTAAGCCCTCTGCAGCAACTTCTGATACTCGTCAGGTTGTGTTGCAAAATGCATTGTTGGCATATACACATTTCTCTGGCTTGTGATCTGGAAGTGCCTAATAGGCGGCTTGCTATCCTGCTTTGGTACAACTACAAAGAACTGGATAAGCTGTCTTGCCTGCTGCAAGCGATATTTTTCTGCCGCTATGCTATCGTTCCATTCAAAACACTTGTGCAGCTCTGACTGTTCGTCTCTCGCTTTCTCAAGTACTTGTTCTGGCGTGATCTCTACATCTCTTCCGATTTCATCCAGACACTTTGCGGCATTGGCTTTAAAAATCCCTTCTATTCTCCATTTAATTTCATCCATAGGCTATCTCCCGATCAGGCAGACATAAAAGGTGGCAAAGCATCTTTGTTTGCTTCCTTATTCTGCTCATTTGGTTCTTCAAATACCTGTGAATTTGCATTTTCTGAAATATCTTTCTCCATCTGTTCCTGCAAACTTTCACTTGTGTATTCTTCAAAGTCATTGTCCTCTGCTTCTTCTTTTGTATAAAGTCCCATTGCGACTTCTGGACAATTGAGTCTTGAAAAAAATGAAGCAGCACGATATCTAAGCATGAGCTGTGGCATTGTCTTCCACTTACTACCGTTCTTTGCAATCCAGCCTTCATCCTTTGCCATTTGCATGTCAACTGTCATACCATCAACTCGTCTGCCGTCTTTGGTAGTCCAAGCGGTACAAGAAAAAGGCTTTCCGTCTTTGTCTTTTGTTTCCTCGTACTGTAGCTCCATGTCGAATTTACGGCTATTGTTAATTCTTGCAATAAGAAACTGTGAACTCCAAGACGGTCTACCTTGAATAGGATATAAATTCTGCATAACCATCATTGCGCTCGCACCCATTCGTTGCGCCATCTCGATGGCGATTAAACAGTTGGACGGATTCTTCTGGTATATAGCCGGAACAATTGTGGATTCAGCTAACGCCTTTGCCATCTGCATAGCCATAATGAAATTATCGCTTGTTCCGAAAATCCCAAGACTATAGTCAGTTACTCTCTTTGTTGACTGCTGTACAGCCTGCTTTCCACTCTCTGCAATTGCTGTATCTGCCATTATTCCTCGCCCTCCTTGACTTCCTTAGCCTTGATATCTATCTTGTTTAATAACTCACTCAATTCCTCAAATGATTTAAGTGTAAAACTGCTAAACATCACGAGTGCGATGGTGTCTTTTGCTAAATCACCTGAAAAATATGATACTTTGCCTTGTACCACTTTAAACTTTAACCCTGTTGGGAAAAGCTTGTTATCACCTTTTACAACTTCGACTGTGCCATTGTAAGGAACTGGCTGTTTTTTCTCTTCCTGCTCCGGCTCTGTGCCCTCTGCACTGTTTGTGTCATTATTCTTGTCAGTCTTTAATACATCTAGTAATTCCTGCGCAGCGTCTCTGAGTGCTTCCAAAAAGCTAAGATCATCTCTACTTTTGAAAAATCCCAATCCTGTTTCTTTGGTTTGATTGTCTTTAATAACAATCATTCCTATACGTTCTCCAGCACACATCTCAAATCTCTCACTCATAATTATTCTCCTTGTTCAATTTTATTGTTTTCTGGCGCTCTTTTGATCGTCTTGATATTGCTTCTTCCGTAGGCTTCTATCCATGAAAGGTCTACTGGCTCATCTACTACTGTGACTTTTGTGCCGCTTGGAGTTACTGCTTCGTCTCCTGGCTTTAAATCTTCCTCTGCTGCGAAACAATAACTTCTTTTACTGCCCTCATATCGGGCTTTTACATAATTCATTTGCTCACTCCTTTCAACAATTCTTCTACGTAAAGGTCCATAGAATGGCATAATTTCTTGCAATTCCCGTGAAGTGCATGATTTTTCCACGCGTTATAATTTGTATAAAACTCTGTGGACATCATCTCTCCTGCCTTCACAGCTTTTGCCCAGTTGTTCAATTTCTTCTTTATTTTCCGCTTATTTTCGCCTTTTATTTTCCTGATGTACTTTCCATCTTCTGTTACGTAATGATGGAATCCCAAAAACGAAATCCCCTTACTGAATGGAACTATTTGTGTCTTCCCATTTAACGATAGGTCAAGGGTACTAACAAAAGCTTCTACAGCTTCTTTGCACCACTTTGCGTAACTTCTGCTTGAACATATCAAATAAAAGTCATCTGAATAGCGCCCATATTTATCTATTCCAAGCTCACCAGTTACAAAATGGTCAAGTCCATCAAGCATAAGAAGCGCATACATTAGTGCAACAGGATTTCCGAGTGGAAGACCTGGGCTTTCAACACTATCAATGAACAAATGATTTAACCATACTGTATATTCGTCGTAGAAATAATAATCTACTATATCCTTCACCGGATCATGTTCTATGGTGTAAAAGAATTTTCGTATATCGCACTTTAAAATCCATCCATTTGTTCCGTGTTCTTCGTAAAAGTTTAGCATCTGTTCTTTCAGGCAATCCATTCCAAAATGAGTACCTTTATCTATCTGGCCTGCATAATTGGTTCGAATAAATTGAGACTGTAGTCTTGGTCTAAGAACGGTATAACACAGACAATTCTGAACTACTTTGTCCTTAAAAGCGCAGGACTTGATTTCTCACTCTTTCGGCTCATATATTTTGAATTTGTTATACGGGTTCATACTGTACGTCTGATTCTCAAGCTGTTCTTTCAATATGTGAAGCCCTTCAAGACTCATTGTTTGAAATCTCGCACAACTTCCATTAAATTTCTTACCAGATTTCGTTTTTTGGTATGCTTTGTATAAATTTTGAAAATCGCATATAAGATCTTTATCCATAGTAAAAATTCCTTTGTATTTATCCTCTTCGGAAAGGTCATTTGCTTTTTTGTATCTTTTGCTGATTTCGGCTTAATGCCTACTCTGACGGCCTGTTTGACACAGAATGGGCGAACACCGTTGCTGTTGTTGCAATTGTTGTTGTTGATGTTGCCGGACGGAAGAACAACGGTCTAAACAGCAAATAACCTAATTTTATTATCTTTCTTTGTCTTTAGTCCTCCAGGCAATTGCCATATGCTTTATATCTGAAACCATCTTCGACCAATATTCTGTACTTTTATTGTTGATGATGTTCAACTCCATTGACAATTCAATATAGAACAATAACTCATCGCATTTCGTTATTGCTTTTGTCTGGAGTTCTGATCGCTCTTTAGGATAAAGTCTCAAATCTGTTCGGTTCGCTTCATATAAATGCTCATAAATCTCAAGTGCTTTATTTTGCATTTTATCTATGAGTGAGAACCTATATTTTTTTGGATAACGGTTACAATTAGAAGTTATTATTAAAGTATGCTTTGCCAGCTCTTTTGCTTTAAGAATAACTCTGAGTTCTTCTGCCACTTAATTACTTCTCCTTAGATTCAAAGATTGAAGGGGAAAAGATACAAACTGGGCGAACACCGCCGCTGTCGTTGCAATAGTTGTCGCCGAAGTTGCCGGACGGAAGAACAACGGCAGTCCATTTATAATATTCGTTGCACGGCGTACTCCATGGAGTAAGTAACCACCAGTAATACTCTTCGTTTGGGATCAGACTTCTGTATTTTCTGTATTCGTCAAGAGTAAGCAGCGAAACCTTGTCTTTACATGCTCTGTATTGATTCTGTCCATCAACAGACAGTAAATCCCTCTCAAATTTAATAACATTCTCCTCTCCAATTTCATTTTCTATTTTTTCAAGGAGATCACTATTCAGATGCTGACGTAGTTCACTGATTCTCCAGTCATTTATGTCTGGATCAAATCTCATCAACTCTGATTTTTCTGCAAGGCACATGCAACCCAAATCAAGAACATCAATGATTTTCCATTTTAGCCCTGCAAGTTCGAACTGATTGCCTGCTTTAGGCTCAACATCAATTTTTCTTTTTGAATTACTTTCTAAGATGCTTACTCTTTTCTTTAGATCATTGAACTGCTTTTGCAGTCCTTCTAATGTTAATTCAGCCATTTACTCTCCTTTCGATACAAAGATGTTAGATTTTAAGATACAAACTGGGCGAATGCCGTTGCTGCGGCTGCAATGGCTGTTGCCGAAGTGGCCGGACGGAAGAACAACGGCGATTGAACGATTGTATTCACGGTTTGGACTAGTCCATGCTGTACAAGTCCACCACCAATCATCCAAATCATTATTAACAATCAAGTTGTTATACTTTCTGGCCTCGTCAAAAGTGATCGGGCGAACCTTGCAGGTCAGCTCTCCATAGTCGTTCTGACCGTCTACTGTTGTTAAACTTACGGTGTGTTCTACTAGGTTCTCGGCTCCTACTTCATTTTCAATAGTTGGCTGGATTTCAGCTTCGATGCATTTTCTAAGTCCAGATGTTTTGTAATCCGCTGTATCATCTGCAAATTTTCTGCTTTCTGCTATAAAATCCTTCGAGATAACCTTGGTTTTTTCTTCGTGCTGTTCGAGGACAATATAATCATTCTCTCCAATACAAAATGCTTCTCCGGCTTTTAAGCTTTCCAGTTTAACCTTGTTACTCTGATCTCTTTCTTCAAGCATTTTTACTAATGCTCTTGCAGCTTCAAGTTCTTTGCTCATGTCTGTCTCCTTTCTTATAGTCGTGGTGACTTAACTAAATCACGCACAACTCTATATTTTGAAATGTTTTCTCCATCTTTCTCAACAAAGTAGAACGCTCCATCATTCGGCTCTCTGAAACCGCTGTAATACTTTGTATTTACCATTACCGCATCCTGCTCCTTGCAGCGGCTGCACCATTCGCGGATTTCTGCGCCTAGGTAACTTTCTCCGCTGTTCACTACAACCATTTGCTCTCTCCTTTCTTTTCTTCTCTGGTGGATTGTAGCAATCTATAAACTCGTGTAAGTCATACAAGCTGCATCCTCTAAATTTCAATGTTTCATTTTGTTTCCATAAGTGCTCTGCCCTTACGCCAAATTCATCTGAAAAGCTTTGGATCAACCCTTTCATGGCTTTCTGCCTAGCTCTTTTAATTTCTGTTGCCGTCCTTCCAGTCCTTGGCGCTATTGCATCCACTCTTCTACAGATATGTCCAATCAGCTCCAACCGCTGCTCCTCTGTTAACTTCATAGGCTTATTGTAACTGGCGATAAATCGCCTGAATGATCTTGGCATCATACAACGCATTGTGTTTTACCCCTTTAGGAAGCGACTTTCCCAGCTTTGTTAAGAGTTGTTCGCGTGATAAATCAAACGCTTCCTTTTCAGAAATTCTTAGCACTCTTGCAATATCCTGATTGATGTCGTGGCAACTTGCCGATATGCAATTAGGAAGCTCCAGTGCAGAACTTGCCAGAAGATCAACCAGTAAAACAAAATCGTAATGAGATACATCTGACACGAACTGAATATCACTCTCAAAATGTTTAAGCCATTCAAGAAGTGATTCTCGTACATCATATTTACTACCAACCACAAATACGGTGTTTTCCTTGTCTAGTAACTCTGCAAGCTCCTTATTCTCGCCCTTTACCACTGTATTTGATAATACGTTTTCCTCAATCCAAGGTGTGATCTGATAATCTGCGAAGTCATTAAATTCTGCGTAAAAAGATTCACCACTTGCAGATACAATCCCGATACTTATTAGGGTTGTGTCTTTATGCAATCCTGTAAACTCTGCATCAAAGTACAGATTTATCATTTTCTTTCGCTCCTTCCTTTTCTTTATATTCCTCTGCCTGCTCCATTCCGATGATGTAGGCAAGCTGTTTTTCCGTTAAACATGGAAGCAGCCGTGTTGCTGTTTCAAGCAATTGCTCTTTGCTTTCCCCATGGTAAATAAAAATTGTTGATCACTCTCCTTCTTCATTATCTTCAATGCTGCTTGGATTCAGCATTATCATTAACAGCTTCTTCCAAGCAAATGATGTGTTTACTACATATCCCTTTGCAGTTTGATACTGCATATGTACCACATGTGGGTACTTAGCTTTAATTACCGCGTTGACCGTTACCGGTGTTCCATCTGGCGTTTTTACATTCAGCACAACAGTGTCGCCCTGCTTTGCTGTTTCTTTCAGCAGCTCCGTGTCTCTGCTCATTTCTCCACTCAAATGCGGCAATATTTCTCTTAGATTCATACATTTCCTTTCTATATGGCTCAGGCATTCTAGCCCAAGCCACGATTTCATAGCCAGAATCTTCAAATCCGCCATCTGGCAAATTCGCCTGGCAAGCTTCTTTCGAAACCCACCATCTAAATCTGTTCTTTGGGTCTGGTCCCCAATAATACTCATGGGTAAGTCTAGTCTCGCCCCATCTGATTGTGCACAGCAGATAGCCTGCGGTCTTATCTGGCATCTTTTTAGTCATCCAGAACATCTTTTATCACCTCTCTTAATTTATATTTGCAATATTTCTTTTTTGCTTACGATGTTGTTGTGGCCATGTTCTCTATCAAGCCGAGCAAATAGTTGTTCTGGATACTAGAGTAGCTATTTGTCACTTCGCTCAACTTCTTCAAAGTGCGCTTTTTCTGCTCTGTCAGAAAACGGTATGTTGTCTTAGACTTTTCCTTTTTATCTGTCATCACGCCTGCACCTCCTTTCTACATGTTTCCATTCTTTCAATGTAGCTAATCATGTCAGCAAAGCTTTCTGCTCTGTACAAGATTGCTCTGTTTGTGTCAGCAAGTAGTGTGTATGCACTATCAAACTGGAATATGTAATACTTATGCATTCCCTCGTAGTACATGCAATCTTTAAGTACTACAAACTTGTTGATATCAAGCATTGTTTGTTCCTTTCTTTCTTATGTAACTTCTGCTATCATTTCTGCCTTCATCTTGGCGAACTTGTTGATAAAATGGATTTGCCCTTTACCAGTTACAAGTGTTGTTCTTGTGATTCTGACGCTTCCGTCCGGATTCACAACAGTACGCTCCTTAACTTCAAAGAGTTTCTGTTCCATCGCCTTCTGTGTCGGCATGTTTTTACTACCGCCACATTTAATTAGGTAGTCGTTTTGACGCATCCACTCAAAGAGTCTGTTTTGCCCGATCTCATGGCCATTCTGGCAAATCAGTTTTGCCATGTCTCCAATCAGGATCGAGGTCCTGCTAGACTCCACTGCATCTGCAAAGATTTCCTTTGGCTTCATGCGCTCTGTGTCTGCAATCAGTACCTTGTTATCTGCCTTGAGCTTATCAATCTCGTTATTGGCAATCTTTAAGGCTCGTGCCATCACCTGCTCTGGTGTGTTCCATGCCTTTTCAAGATCAATGAAGTACTGGCGGTACTGCTTGCCCTTGTCGGTGCGCTGAATCATACAAATTTGCTTTGCCATGTCGATGGAGATTTGATGTTCTGTGTAAGTTGTTTCGTTTCCTTGAGCTGTTAGTCTTTTTTGACTAATAGCTCTGTAGTCTACATTCTCAGAAAAGCCATACTCGCACATGCGGTCAAACCACTTAGTATACTGCGTGCCAATTCCTAATCCCTCATGCAATTCTCTGGCTGATACAGTAGGCTGCTCTGACTCGTAGTTAATTCTCAAGAGTTCCATGTTTCGACTCCTTTCTGTTTAGTTTTCAATGTGCTTTTTGTTGTTTCTGAGAACAGTATACGTCTTTAGCATTACATTGTCAAGACTTTTTTTGTTGTTTTTGTTATATTTTTTGTTGTTTTACAGACTTTTTTATTTGACTTCTTTATTGTTATGTGGTACAATGCAAAGTGAAAGGAGGCGAAAAATGCAATGAAAACAAGATTTAAATTATTAAGGCAGGAGCTTGGAATGACGCAAGAGGAATTTGGCTCTAAAATTGGTGTTGCGCGTAATACGATAGCTCAATATGAAAGCGGAAGAATTGTTCCTTCAAATCCTGTTATCACAAACATTTGCAAGGAATATGCTGTCAATGAAACTTGGCTCCTTACTGGAGAAGGCAATATGTTTAATGACATTACGCCATCAGAAGAGATTGAATCATTTCTTGGCACGCTTGCAATAGCAGGCGATGAAAATTTCAAAAAACGTCTAATCCTTTATCTTGCGCAAATGAAGGATTCAGATTGGCAAGCATTAGAACATGTGCTTGATACTCTTCTCGCTGGAAAAGACATCATCTTTCCTCCGGAGCCGAAAAGTGAGCAGTAATCCTAAGTGAGACAAACAATGGACACCCATTTCTGGGTGTCCATTGTTTATGATAATTTTATAATTGACATGCTTCTTGAATGATTGTATAATTCTTTTATAAAATTATTTTGTTTTAACAAAGGAGGAGGGCAAATTCATGATTAAATTAAAAACAACATTAGCCGCATTCTTTAGTTTTTCAGTTGCAACATCTGCTGTTGCATTCGGTATGCCTACATATACGAATGATTACGGTAAAGGAACTGCAGAAGTCCAATACAAGGATTTTAAACTTTTACTCCCTAAAAACTGGACAGAAGTTGACACTGAAGATGATGATTCTCTCATGTTTGCAATTATGAATGATAACGATATCGCTGAAGGATATGTTGGATTATTTTCAGAAGAGTTTGAAGATCTGGAAGATTTTTGTGATTATCCAGTTTCAGTATTAGAATCTATGCTTTCTGATACTTTTCTTTGGTCAAATCCTTGTAAATTTGAAGAGTATCCAATATTATCAGATACAGAACATGGCTATTTCGCTGCATCCGAGCAAGATATAAGTGGTGATTCAGTCAAAAGTTATGCTTTATCTTTTAGTTACAGCAAAAAAATATATTGTTTTTTCGTAAACATATATTCTGATGTTGATTCAGATTATTCGTTCGACATTGCTCACGTTTTTAATTCTATTTGCTATAATGACAACGTTAGCGCTGATGAAACCACAGCAACAGAATCTGAAAATCTTGAGGATATCGGTTATGGTCCCGGACAATACAAGGTTGGAACCGATTTACCAAGTGGAGAATATTACGTTTTAGCTCTTTATGATGGAATACCTGGTTATTTTTCTGTAACATCCGATGCGAATGGTGACAATATTATTCTTAATGACATTTTCGATGTTAATTCCATTGTTTCTGTTAACGATGGAGAATATTTGTCTTTGGATGATGCTACTGCTATCCCATCATCATTGTTTGAAACTGAATATACAATAAATTATCAAGATTTTACATCTGGAATGCTCAAAGTTGGACATGATATTCAGCCGGGAGAATATAAATTAACTGCTTCTGGTGATTCTTCTGCTTACTGGTCTATTTATTCAAATGCAAGACATGATATTGTATCTAACGATTATTTTGATGGAAGCAGTTATGTCACATTGTCTGATGGTCAATACTTCAATTATGAAGATTGTACTATTAGCCAATAATAAAAATCAAAGAGGCCCCCATAATTGTGATATGGAGGCCTTTTTTCATTCTCTCTTTAAGACGTAGTAAACAACTCTCAATGTTGACAGCCTATCTTCTGTTTTTAACTTTTCTTTTATCTTCTTCATGTAATACCGTTTCATTGCTTCTTCAACATCCGCATCAATATCCTTTTCAGTTCTGCTTTCTGCCATTCATTGCCCTCTCTTTCCTCTATTCTCTCGTCATTACCTGCGCGATCAGCTCGCAGCGATATTCCTTTACGTCGTCTCTATCTGTTAACTGATATAAAAAATCAAGCAATTCCATTTCGTTACGTTTTCCTTCCGGAATAAAAGTAGATATATATGTAATCGCTCTTTTTACATATTCATTGCCTTTTAATTCCACGATACTATTTAAAAAACGTCTAACTACATCACACATATAATCACCTCTCCTTTGCAATTGCATCCACAGAAATTTCGTATGCAACTTTAACTGTTTCTGTTTCATGTTCTCTTTTGATATAAGTTCTGCTCTGGATTCTTCCAGACAGTCTAATTTTTTCCCCAACCTTTAAATTTGATGCCTTTCGAGCGAGTTGGTTCCAGGCAATACAATGTAAATAATCGCTCTTGCCATATGGACGATTTACAGCAACTATAAGCTCACATAACTCCTTTTTTAATGGTGTTGTGCGATATATCGGTTTGCTGCATAAATACCCAGTCAATGCAATTTGGTTTCGATATTCCCCACTTTCTACTTTGATTTCACGGACCAGAAAGTACTGCTGTACATGCCTTTTGCCGTCACTGGTGTAATAATTCTTGCTTCGCCATTCTCCAATCACTGTCACTTCATCCTGACGCTTCAAAGCCCCGATTCTATCCTTTGCAACAGCGATTGGTATTTCATCCTTTACTCCACTCAGGCGGCTTGTCTCGATGGTGTTTGAACAAAAATCACTTTCTAAACAGTCTAATGTTGTAAAATTGTCTAGTAATTTACCATGAATAATGGCAAAATTAACCATTGACTCTGTTGCTTTGCAGTTGTAAACTGTCATCATTAGTAGCCTCCTTTCTCTTTTCTGCTATGGTATAGATAATAGCACTGGTGACTACAATTGTATTGACTTTGTTCACATTTTTTTCGGTCAAAGTTTTTTGGCTATTTCTCAGGCTTTTAAACACTAAAAAACTTTGACTTTGCTTTTTGCTTGATGTAGCCAATAAATTATACTTTTTATTTTTGCCAAAGTACAATTTATTGTAAAAATGACATTTTGAACGAATATGAAGGGTGGTTTTTGACATGAGGAATCGAGTAGCTGATACTGAACGACTTATAAAAGTTATAATTTATGTGCGCAAAAATGCAGGATTGTCACAAATGGATTTGGCAAAAGCACTTGGAAAGAGCGTAGGGACAATAAAAAACTGGGAGAATGGTCTTGGTGCGCCAGACTTTCCAGCGCTGCTAGAATGGTTTAACAGATGTGGTGTCGATGCAGAAAAATGTCTTATGGCTATCTATGACCCTAATAAGTATGAACGTATTTATCACCCTAAAAAAGATAGTGAGACACTGTCTGCTCTGCAGGAATACTTAAAGCACGAAGACGCTGAGTATCTGAAACGTCTGTATTACAATGTCTTTTGTGATACTGGGTCTGATTGGCACGCACAACTTGATATGCTTACGGCATTAAACAAATTGCCGCTTGCTGACCGTATAACGTCAGCTCAAGCATATCTCGACAATTTTCTGATTCGGCAGGCACGCGGTGAGGTTAAAGATGCTTTTATAGAGCCTGACTTGAAACATTTAGAAGAATCAATACAGCAAGCAAAGCAATCTGTTTGTGAGAGAAAAGATTCTTATCTTAAGAATTTGAAATGATAGGGTGTTCCCTATCATTTCAGTTGGAATAGTAATAAATTGCAACAGCTTTTTTCCATCCATTTCCACTATCAGATGTCTGAACATAGATATCGCCTTTTCTTCCATTGCTAATCGGCTCTGCTGTTCCAAACGATATAGATGTCTCATCTAATATGCGATATTCTTTTTCGTTGCTGTCATACAACATCAGCGATCCATCTTTCCTGTTTAAGCCAATCCATCCTAGCGTTGTTCCACTTCCACTAAATTTTATGTATGATGCATTTCCAACTCCATTAAGGTCTAACGCAGTAGTTATTCCTGCGGTTATTCGTAACGATTTTTCAAAAACTTCCAACCTAGCGCTAAAATCAGTATTATCTGCGTTCCACTCATGGAAATCCAAATATTTTCCAATCTCCATCACACCAGTCTGGTCAATCCATGGAATTGCGTTCGAAATATTCTTTGAGACATCAACTATTTCCATTCCGCTCAATTTTTTTGAGTTTCGGGAATTCTCAACTGTCGTTATTAAATTTTCAAAGTTTCCAACATGCAATATTGCGTTATTGGTTGAGCCGTCGTTGATGTATACATCTTTTTCGCTATTTGACACGCCAGGGAATAACACTATATCATTCGCTGATGTAAGACTTAAGTGTTGTGAACCAGTTAAACGTAAATAGCCTTTTGTTGTTATAGCCATATCTTCATCACCAATGCTTATCATTGCTTTTTGCAGATATAGTTCACCAGATTTCATTCTTGTACCGATCATAACACTTTCTGACGTTGCACTAATTATAAATTCCTCCGTATCTGACGTTGGACTAATTACCTTAAAGGTCTTATTAAAAAATGCATCTAGTCCAGTAATAGTGCCTGTGGTGATACTGGTAGCATCTAAATTGATGATAGAGACCTCTGAGGCATCTATAACGCCTGCTGTTATTTTATCAGCAGACATATCCTTAATTTTCGCATTGGTAATTTGCGCATCACCAATCATTACACTTGTTATCCACCCCTGCTGAATATTCGCTTTATCAAGTCTGGCAAATAATATATTTGCATCATTTACCGTGATTGAGCTTGCCTGCAAGTTGGTGATCTTTGCATCTACAGCATTTAATTGACTGAATGTGGCTTTTTTTGCCGTAATTTCTTGAAGGCTAAGAATATCGTCTTTAACTCGTTGCAACGTTATTTCAGATGGACTTTTCACCTCTTTTTCTTCAAAACCATACGATGCCACTTCCGACAGCAAGCCACCATCAAATGTAATAGTGTGCTGCATCACTGGAACATCTATAAGATTATTTTTGGCATCAACTATTGTAACAACATCGCCTACGTCAAGCCTTGGATCTCCCATAAATGAAAATGACACCGGATAATAGCTCATATCCTTTATTTTTTTAAGGATTTTATTGAGCCATTCCTGTGTCATTACTGGATTGCTTAAATTTGTATTTATATTTGTTCCTGATTCATAATGATCGTTCTCTGTATCGCAACTAATACCTGAGATTTGGCACATCGTTTCTGATTGTAGCAGATCATCAAAATATCTATTGGTCTTAATCAGATACGTGTGTGATTCTTTTAAAAATTCGATTGTATTATAGATAAATGATAAGTTTTGGTCTTCTAAATAGCTACCTGCTGTATCGCCTATCTTTCCTGGGTGGTCAGTTGTTAACGCTTCATACCATCTAAATGTTACTTTTCCGTTTCTATCGCATATAGCAAATCTACCATGGAGTTGTGCGATGTATCCAACCACCTGCTGCATTGTGAAACCGTCAAACGGCTCTTTGTATGTTTTCTCTCCCGACTGGTCGTTAACCGTCAATATTTTATCTATCATCAGGCTATCAGATAATTTGCTTGTGTCAAACTCAACACCTGTCTGTTCACTTATATCAGTCAAAAATTCTTTGCTTTCTACTGGATACTTCACAATTTTACTTTTATATGCTTTAGCTAACTTTGACTCTAGCCTGTCATATGCTGTAAAAGTAAGCAGATTTCGGTCTTTTTTTTGCTCTTTTATTGTAAAATACCCCATTGGTATCCATTCTATAGTGCTATCAGCTGTTGCTCCGATTTCAAATCTTACTTCCGTACCTTTTACAAATTCTTGCGATTTTGTAAACATAGATACTTCTATTTTGGAAGCTATAGCTCCACCCACATAAAAATAGCTATCAGGAGTTGAGAAATTTGTTTGCACTATCTCTTGGATTCCATCTGATATTCCGTTTAGCCTTGCGTAGAACGTTCTTCCACTGCCTGATATAACTTTATCTAATGCTTCTGATACCTGATACATGACGATTTCCTTTCTCTAGCACGGTATACTCCGTGCTAGATATTTGCTTTATTTTTTATTCTCCGAGGATGTATCTTTTTTCTTCTTCTGTGAGAATCTTCATCCCTTTAATCTTTTCTGCCAACACTTTTCCACTTTTGTACAATCTTTTTAAACTCTCTACCAAACTTCTCATACCAGTACTCCTTCCTCGATCAGCTGCAAGGTATATGCATCTATCATTTCTGTTGCGTATCTTGTCATTTCTTCGCTTGGCTCTGTATCGCCTTCGTAATCAAGATATTGCTCTGGTGCTTGAATAATCTCCTCTTGCGTCAGCTTAAATGTTCTGAATATATTGCCATCATACTCATACATCGTCTCACTGCCGTTTTCTGGATCATCAATCGTAATCTTCTGCTCATCTGTACAAATAACTACATCCATTCCTTTTTCAAGTGGATAGAATGCTGCACTTAACTGTGGCAGTGTAAATCTCATCTTTTCCATAATTGTTTACTCTCCTCTCATGAGTGGATACAATTTCTTTACATCTCTTTATATCTTCTGAGACATGATACTTTTGTTGAAAACGTTGTGTGTTTGAATGTTTAATAGCTCCATAACGCCCGATATAGCTTTTAGCCAATGACAGCGGCACTTCTTTCTTTTGGTGGACTCTTTTTCTTACCTTCTTTGCAGTCCTTCTAAATCTCGAAAAATTTGATGAGCGTACAGTAAGACTTCTTCTTGATATTTTTCTTCCTAAAATATCAATGTATGTAACACTCAGATCGATGAATTTTGATGTTTCCTTAATTTCTAGCCCTAAAAAATCTGAAACATAACTCGAAAATCTTTTTACCGCCATCTTTAAATCCTTCAAGCTTTTTGAAACGATTAGTATATCGTCCATTTGAAACAAAGCATGAGATACAAGATTGACACGATTAGCAGCTCCATTCCTATGTTTTCTTAATTTGCATACCTGCTCATTAACATAATGGCATGCATATGACATGTAGTAATTCGCAAGATATTGGCTAAGGTATGAACCGATTGATAATCCACCCTCAAATGAATCAATTAAGAAGAAAACGAGATGTATAACATCGTCGTTATCTACATCTCGCCTTAGTAGTTCTTTTAATTTACCTTTAGGTATGGTTTCATAATAATGCCTGATATCTGCTTGCCATCCCCATCTTATATCATGGTTGTCTACCCATTTCTTAATCGCTTTTGCGCCAAATTCGCATCCCTTGTTCTTTAATGCTCCACATTGGTAAAAGTCTATTTTCTTTCGGAATAATTCTTCCATTGCATATACAGCTATATAGTCGTATATCTGTTACTTTACATCTTGTATTCCTATCTTTCTAACCTTTCCGTTACACTTATCAACTTGGTATCTGTAACGAATTAGCTTTACAATATATTTCTTTTCGATAATTTCTTGTTGTATACCGTCTATAACAGTATTGATCAATCCTTCCATCATGAAGTGTTCTTTGCAGATCTTTTTTATGATTTCACATGGCAACTTTGAGTACTCTGAGAACATTCTTATAGTGTTCCCTCGGTTCATCTTTCCACTTATGCAATCTCTTACTGCTCGTTCAACCAATATTCTGTTAGTTATATCTATTCTTTTACAACAACGTTTCAAGTATTTTTTTATCCTTTTTTTGTAAATATCGTTTAAATTCCGAGGGACGTTCGGATGTCTACTAGCCCCAACCTATGTCTTTCACATAAGTTATCGGAATGTCCGTCGGCATTCCGATTCCCTTTTTGTTGCCTATTTAAGTGTTGCTTACACAACAACGGAATTACATCCGCGAAATGCCACACTAAGTACCAACGTACTATTTTGTCCCGTCAGACATATAAAAGCAGAGAGCGTAGTTCCAGTTCGCATTCGTCACGTCGTTCCTGAGATTCGCGTAGGAGAATCCGGCATTCGACCTGTTCCTGAGATTGCCGCGCCCGTGTGTGACAAGTCCTATTTTAAAATTATTTCTGTATACTATTTAGAGGGGCAGCCCCCTCTTTTGCTTACGCAAAATTCACCCCTAAAAGGTTCGGAATTAAACGCAGAGAGCGCCGCCCGCGCCCGCAGCCGACACGCCGCTCCAGAGAGCCGCGCAGGAGAATCCGGCATTCGACCCGTTCCAGAGAAGGCCGCGCCTTAGCGCTTCGCGCCAACCTGTTCCATCACCACCATTATATTGTCTGTCGCCAACACCGACCGAATCTCCTGAACCCTTGCTCTTGAACCATATAACACCTGTAGACAAGTCTATATCAATGTCGCCAATCCAAAAATCATCAGTTGTTTCAAGATCTACAGTTGCGATTTTTGTCCAGTTCGTGGCAGTGCTTGACCATGCAGCAGTTCCTCTAACGTAGTAGTCAACTGTTGTTGCTGTAGTCTTGTTCCACAACTCGTTCATTGAGATATAATATACACCAACCATATCTTCAATACCGCCAAGTTTAAATGCATGTTTGCCATCGTTCTTGACATATCCATCCACTCCAAGCACTTTGTCAGTTTGCCCTGCATGCAATGGCATTGATGATATATATGTATCTTCTGTAATTGTCATATTTTGCTTGCCAACATATACTCTACTGTTATCTGTTCCAGATATTGCTTCGATAGCTGTTATTTTGACTTTATCTGCGATATTTCGCATGTATGCCTGTCCACGATCCAGATTGTCTGTGTGACCAGTTGCATCTCCGATGGATACTGTCGTGCCAACATAAAAGCTATTTGCCTGCGCTGTTGGAATTACAACATAGTTAACATTTTCCCCAGTTTGTACAACTTTAGTCTGTATATTAAATCCAGTGCATCCTTGAAAGACTTTCTGACTATTTTTTGTTGCATACTTCATCCATAGCATACACAGCAGATATGCCGTTCGCTCTGATCCAGAGCCATGATATCCTGTTCCTTTCTTCTGCAGCTCAGTATTTCCAGACTGGGCTGAAACAAAGTTATAAATTGCATTTCCAGATGATGAATATAAAATTCCATCAATTTGTCCTGCATAGTATTTTGTCAAAATACCATAACCAAGTTCTTTGCTGCACCATGGTGTAACTGTTGTACACTCCAATTCAGGATGTGGCTTCGTTGCAAAATGCACAATGTAATATGTGTCAAATTTCTGAATGCCCCAATAAGTTAAGGGAACCATAACTCCAACATCTACTTTTCCAATGTCAGAATATCCGTTACCGCCTTTAATTGCCACTGGAGTTTTGTTCTCCTGCTCGTCAATTGTAAAATTGCAATCAATTGTCTGAAAGGCACTATGATTTGCAAAATCATCCTGCCCCTTTACAGTTTCCGTCGAAGGCACAGCTGTTAATCCAACCGATGCATTCAACTTTTCACCGTTTGGGCTGGTACTCGTCTCATAGTAATAAAACTTTGTTGAGAAAACCTCGTCTGTTGCTGTTTGTTCCCAGAAATTCTTCCAATCAAATTTCGAAACATCTGTTACTAGTGTTTTTACTGTTTTTAAAAGATTTAAAATTTCTTGTGATGTTGACTCCATTGCCACATCTACTGCCACTGCTGCCATTTTTTATCCTCACTTTCCATCGTCATACATTACTCTCAGTCCACCACTTTCATTTATACTCAAAGTGATTCCCTGACCATTTGCTTTCTTTGCAAGTTCCTTTGTTAAATCCGCTATATTAGTTTCTTGAGTTTTTGATGCAGCCTTTAATTTTTCCACATCTTCCCATTTTGCAAGATATATTATTTTGTTAGCCATACACCTTCCTCCTCTACTTTTATCCTTGCAGCCAAGCACCCTTTGGCTGAGTCGAAGAAAAATTCTATGCCGGTACCACCAGCCTTTGTTTTTAGCGCTGCGTCCTGTTCTACATTCTTCTTTTCAACCTTTGCGAATCTATCCCCAACTGCTTTTGCATCAGCTGGCGTGTCTGCTTGTGACAATGTGGTATCTGTAGCATCTCTAAAGGATTCTTTCACATTTGATCCATCAACTTGCATTACGCCTTCTGCGCTGTCATACACAAGGAAGGTATCTGTGGATTTTACAGCCGTTTTTTTCTTATATTCCGTCCATAATCCCATAATGATCACCTAGCCTTGTTCATCAAATTTAATGGCTGCGCACTGTTTTTCTGTGTCATAGTACAAAGTTATTCCTTTTCCTGCTACTTTTTTGCTCAATCCATCTCCAACCGCCTTTGCATCTGCAAAGGCACCAGGAACAGTGAGTGTTTTGTCAGTTTCCAACGGATGAGTCTTATGATACTTTTCAACAGCTGCATCAATTTGATCTTCCGTTACAGTTGCGTTCTGAACCTTGCGATTTAAAATGCCAATGACGTCTTCTGGTTTCATCTTTTACTCCTTAAATCTTATTCCATGCTACTGTTGACTCTTCAAATTTATAATAATCGCCAGTATCACTTGCCAGAAAAGAGCTGCCTGTTGCAACATACGTAGGCAGCTTGCCTACATCTTTTGCAAGCCCCTCATAACTACGCACATTCCCTTGCGCAGACGTACACACTAATGTACCCATATCTGGCACATCTTGACCAGGTTTATAAAACTGTCCATCTTGTTTCACCATATAATCATATGTCATGCTTTTTCCACCTCACTTTTCTCTAGCATCATGTTAATTGCTTCAAATTCAAGCTCTGATGCTTCTATATTCTCGATCAGGCTAATTGGAATTTTGTAAACATCTACGTCAACTTCAATTCCATCCAGTAATTCACCCAACTCCGTTTCTAAATTTTGCTCCATTCCCTTTTTAGGGACAATGTCGCCATTTTTCTTTTTATCGCAGTACTTTTCAATCAATTCATTTCTTGATTCTTGAAAAGGAATCGCAGCTTTATCCAACATTTCAATATTGTGGTTGATTGCATAAATTGCCTTAATTGGTTTCCTTACACCATTGTTTTTAAACGATAAAAGTCCATTGATTGTTTTTACCAGTGTTCTATTTGACATCTTCATTTTGACACCTCATTTTTCAATAAAATTTGCGGCAACGCCAACATATCTGGGCAGTATATCGGCGTATGAATACACCGGATATGTTGGCGTTCCAACATAAAATTTGCGTGTTTCTGTTTTCCCAGACTTCGGATTTCGGAAAGTGATTGGAAAAAATGGTGGTTCTATTGCAGCAGCAAAAGCTGCTGCTTCTTCATCATCCAAAGGCGCCAGCGTAAGATTTAACTTAATTTTCTTTGCTTTGACGTCACCTTCCATATCGCCAGACGCAACTCGCCCCGTATTGCGGCTCCAGATGATGTTATCTGTTATCGTCAGATCTTTAGCTTTCAGCTCCAATCCACTTATGATTACAGTTTTTACTGGGCCATCCATTACATCGTTTCCCTCCTTTACGTTAAAAGTTGTGCCTTGCCTGTCTGTATGACTCTACTGTTATTTTCCTTTTTGACAACCTCAAAGATCTTCTTTGCATCGCCCTGGAGAACGACATTAACTGTCACATTTCCATTTCCTCCACCATTTCCACCGTAACGTGCCATAACTGCTTCCATTCCACTCGCTACGGCGCTCTGCATTACACTTGCAAGTTGTGACTGGTTTAAGACCTCTGTCCTGCCACCTACATGTCCCACAAGTTCTGGTCCAGCCTCTCCTGCAATAAACATCGAACCTGCATTTACAGTACCACCTGCATATCGTGGAATGGCGCTAAAGCTTGACATGAAGTCTTTTGTAATAACTCCTCCACTGCTAAACTGCGGTATATCGTGCCATCTTCCACCATAAAAAGCTCCACCTTCTGCTTTCTGTGTGAAAATGTTTGCGATGCTTGAAACTATTCCGTGAATACCTTTTAAAATAAGTGATGAACCGGGTTGCTTTTCTACCTGATTAACATAGCCTGTTAATCCGCTGAACCATCGGTTATTTTCCGGAACTCTATTCTGGAAATCTGTCATCCAACCTGTTAATCCGCTGAACCATCGGTTGTTTTCTGGAACTCTATTCTGGAAGTCAGTCATCCAACCTGTTAATCCGCTGAACCATCGGTTGTTTTCTGGAACTCTATTCTGGAAATCTGTCATCCAACCTGTTAATCCGCTGAACCATCGGTTGTTTTCTGGAACTCTATTCTGGAAGTCAGTCATCCAACCTGTTAATCCGCTGAACCATCGGTTGTTTTCTGGAACTCTATTCTGGAAATCTGTCATCCAACCTGTTAATCCGCTGAACCATCGGTTGTTTTCTGGAACTCTATTCTGGAAGTCAGTCATCCAACCTGTCAGTCCACTGAACCATCGGTTGTTTTCTGGAACTCTATTCTGGAAATCTGTCATCCAACCTGTTAATCCGCTGAACCATCGGTTGTTTTCTGGAACTCTATTCTGGAA